CAGCATCTTGCCGAATTTCGCAGTGTAGGTTGTGCCATGATGGTCCTCCTAATGGCGTTCGACGGCGGCCTCGAAGCCGAGGATGCCGTGGCTGGTGAGACCATCGGGATCCCTGGTGATCCTGGTGGTCCGGTGTTCGAAGAAGACGAGCGCGTTGCCCGTCAGGACCAGGTCGAAATCGTGCAGCGAAGCGCGCACCGCATCGGCGATCTTCTTCACCTCGGGGAAGCCGACCGCGCGGCTCCAGCAATCGACCTGCTGCGCCACGTCGAGCCCGGTGATGCAGTCGGCATCGTCCTCGACCGCATCGACCGGGCCGATCGTCACATACGGGAACACGGCGCTGGACGGCACGGCATCGTAGACGCGGCCGGCGATCAGTGCGGTGACCGCCGGATCGGCCTTCAGCCTCTGGACGATCGCGCCCTGCAGCTCGAGCTCGACGCTAGCCATCAGCCGGGCTTCCCGTCTGAGGCGGCAGCGGCAGCTGGTCCAGTTGCACCGTGCGCGGCACTGCCGGCAGCGGCTGCGGCGTCGGCCTCACGACCGGCAGCGGCCAGCCGAGCCTGATCGCTTTTCTGGCGGAAATATTCTGCTCGATCCGGTCCAAACACGATCCTCCCAACTATTTGCCGCAGCGCCTCGCGGCGTTTCCTGCAGCCCTCGCACGCCATCAGCCGGTCGCCACGCCGCCCTCGACGAGCAGATCCACCACCGCGCGCGAGTTGTCCCAGGTGACGTCGCGCACGTTGTAAGGCTTGTTGTCGCCACGCAGATCACGCATCTGCCAGTCGGTATCGATGCGCTTCGCATTGGCTGAGGTGCGGATCCGGACCAGCATCGGCTCGTGGCTCTGCAGCCTGGCCGCCATCACCGATTCCGAACCGTGCAGGAACTCGAAATGCGCCCGATCCTGGAACTGCTCGACCCAGCCGGCGACCATGTTGCCATAGGGATCCTCGACGTCCTCGCGTTTGTCGAAGGCGACCTTCTGGATGAAGAGACCGGCGCCGCGGAATTCAGCCATCGCTATGCCCTCGGTACCCAGAGGCCGCCGAGCAGGTCGTTCAGCCAGAACGGCATCTGCTCAGGGCCGATAACCGACACCGACTCGCGGTGCTCGTAGAGCGTGCCGGCCACACGCAGGATGCCGGCGCGCATCGGCGGCATGAGCTCGCCCGGGGCCGCATAGCCGGCGGTGAGCGTCACTGCGGCATCGTCGGGGAATGCGGTCCCGTCGATCCGCACCAGCCAGACCGGCCCGATAAGGGCGGCCTGCTCCAGCCGGTAGTCGGCCGAGACATCGGTGCCGCCGGCGGTGACGACGAAGGCCGATACCGGCTGCACCGGGCACTGGTAGCGCGATAGCCGGGCCGGTTCCGGCGTCCAGTCCACCTCGGCCGAAAAGATGGACAGGCCCCAGACCTGCTCGAGCAGCCCGATCGACTGCGCCAGGTATTCGGTGATCACCGTATCGTCGTCCGGGAACGTGACGCGCAGATGATCCTTGGCGAGCGTCAGCATGGCCGCCGGCAGCGTTACCCAGTCGGGCGTGGCCGTGTAGCTCATCCGCCGCGCTCCGCATCGTAGCGCTCGAACAGGCCGCGCAGGTCGATTGCCTTGCGGCGGCCGCCGGTCAGCTCCAGGACCAGCGACCAGCCGTCGAGCTCGACGGCCTCGAGGCCGATGCCGGCCTCGCCGCGGTCGCCCTTCGGGCCGGGATCGCCGGGTTTGCCCTGGCGACCGACCTTGGCGCCGAGCATCCAGCCGTCGCCCGGCAGCGGTCCAGGATCGTCCTTCATGGCGATCCATTCGGAGCCGTTGAACGAGACGCGGTCGAGCTTGCGGTAGAGCGGACCTGGTCCACCGAGCGCGCTTGGTACAAACGCACCACGCGCCGTGCCGGGATAACCGTCCTGGCCAGCCATTGCGACCGGTGCCCAGTCGTCATGCGGCGGCCGCTGCGCCGTGTCGCGGCGCGCGCACCAGGTCGAGCCGTCAAGGAACACTAGCTCCCCCTCGTAATGTACCCCTTCTGCCCAGGCTGCGGGGGGTAGGAACGTTCCTCGCTCGCCCCGTTCTCCCGGTTCGCCTCTTGGTCCTTCTGGTCCTGGCGGTCCTTCGAATCCTCGGGGCCCGGCCTCCCCTGGCGGCCCGGATTGGCCGGGCTGGCCTTGCGGCCCTTCCTTCCCTTGCTCTCCTTTTTCACCTTGATCTCCCTTTTCGCCTTGCTGGCCGCGATCGCCCGGCTCGCCGTCCCTGAGCCCGGCCAACCTTTCGTTGATCTCGAGCGCCGCGCCGGCCTTCCAGGCCTCGAACTGCGCGACCGTCGCAGCCGCGGCCTCGCGCAGCCGCTCGCGCTCCTGCGCAAAGCGCCGGCCGAGGCCTTCGGCCAGTTCCTCAAGCCGCTCGTCGAGTGTCATGGCCGTCGATTGCCCTGTCGAACGAGATAAGCAGGCTCTTGCCTTCTCCCTGACCATCGCCTGCAGCCGCATCGGGCGTGCCGGCAGCTGGAGCCGGCGGCGCTGGTGCTGCAGGCGGCGTCGGCGCCGGTGGCTGCACCTCGAAGCCGCCCCAGGACAGCGGCACCTGCTGCTGCTGCACGCGCGGCTCGTCGCCCATGTCGACGTCCGGCAGATCCTCGGAATTGCGTGCTTCGTTCGGCGCGAAGATGCCGGTCTGCACGCCGCGCGACAGCGCCTCGATACGGTCCTTGTAGGCGACGCGCAGCAGCGCCTGGGTGTCGAACTCGACCCACTCGTCCGGCCAGCCGCGCAGGCCGAAGAAGTGATCGAAGGCGACCTCGACGTGGTTGATGGCGAAGCCGAGGCCGCGTGACAGCCAGAACTGCATCAGCGCCTCGGTCGAGGCGAATGCGCTCTTGTCGGTCATGCCGAGGATTGCCGGCGGCACGCCGTAGACCATGAAGATCTCTTCCTGCGACAGCTTCAGCGCCGCGGTCATCTCGGCGTCTTTGGCCGTAACCGAGATGCCCTGAAACTTGAGCCCGGCCGTCAGGATCGGCACGCCGCCGGCGTTGAGCCCTCGCGACTGCTCGTTCCAGCGGTCGCGCAACTCGTCGACCTGCGCCTTTGAGAAGGTCTGGTCGGTCGACAGGATGCCGCTCGGCCGGCTCATGTTGGCGAAGAAGTTGATCAACTGAGATCCGATGGCCGTCTGTGCGGCAACGGCGGCTGCGGCGTGGCGCAGCGGCGAGATGCCGAGCAGCGGCTGGTCCTGCCTGGCCTCGAGCTTGATGTGGAGGACGTCGCGCGCCGGGACGACGCCGAAACTGCCGGCGCCGACGCTGCCGAACGGCTTGGTCGCCTCCAGTATGTTATTCCCGCCGAGCTGATAGAAAATATCGCCTGTGGTGGCGACGCGCGGCGCCGACATGCGCGGATTGAACGGGTGGAAGGCCGAGACCTCGAAACGGTCGTTGCGCTGCGCCAGCGCGTAGGTGTTGCCCTCCAGGTAGAGATCCCGCACCAGATTGAGAATGAAATCCGAGCGTGACTGATATTCGTTCGGGCGCCGCAGGATCCGCGACAGCGCCGAGGTCGTGACCCGCTCGCGGCCGCCGTCCGGCGTGTGGCGCCAGTGGTCGCCGGGACACATGGCGATCGTCTGGGCATAGGCCGCCACGCAGGCTTCGACGACGGAGGTCGTGCCGCCGCCGATCGGGTCATAGCCCATCTGCCAGAAGTTGGCCCACTTGCCCCAGGCGTCGGGAAGCCAGCCGTCAGGGTTGGTGACGTAATATGGACCTGGCCGATGCTCGCCCTCGGCGGCGCGCTGGAACGGTCGCAGCGCACGCCGCGCGATCGTCGACAACGTGCCCATCCGGTCAGCGCCGCTTCGTCGAACGGGCCGCCGGCTCGGTAATGTCGAAACTCGCTGAACCCGTGCCGCCCTGGACGGTGACGGCGATCGTGCGCGCCACCGTTTCACCGCTGACAGCCAGCGGGAAGGTGACGCTGGTGGGCGAGACGAAGGTCGTCGCCGCGGCGGCACCGTCGAGCAGGATCACGGTCGACGCCGTGAAGTCGGTGCCGGTAGCCTCGACCGCCGGAAGATCGGCATCGCCGGCGACAGCCGTGTCCGGCGTCAGCCCCGTAAGGACCGGCGGCGCGGCAGGCTCGACCGGCTCGACCGGGACGATCACCGGACCGCCACTTTCCTGCCACTTCTGCGCCATCGCATTGGCGAGCTCGATCTTCGCGTCGAGGTCGGGGATCTCGTCGGTCGGCTGCGCGCTGTGAGCAGGGATCGCCCAGCCTTCGGCGATGCTCTGGTCGTAGTCCTCGCCGGCATAGACGATCTGGCCGCGATACGGTCCCATGAGCGCATGGATCAGGCGCTCGGTCGGCTCGCCTTCTTTCGCTACCCTGCTTTTGGCCTTTGCCATAGTTCCATTCCTCCGGGTTGAGCCCGGCGGGCCGCGGTCAGGCCCGCCGGGATTGCAGGCCGCTACCAGACGACCGGGCTCATCCAGGCGACCATCCCGGTGCGGCGCATCGCCCAGTTCATGTCGAGCAGCATGCGCACGCCGATCGAGGCGGTCTGCCAGAGCGAGCGGGCAGGCGCGGCGACGGTCGCCGGCGCACCGGTGGTGCCGATTGGCAGAGGCGTGGTGTCCTCCTCGTGGATGGTCGCCTGCTCGGACACGTCATATTCCGGCGTGTCGCCGGTCGCCGAGGCGAAGTCTGCCGCATCGACCGCAATCACCATTCCGGCCGGCATCGTGGTCGACTGGACGAAGGTGATGCCGAGCCGCTGGCCGGCCTCGTTGACACCGCTGAACATGAAATCGCCGGTCGTTGTCTGCACGAATGACAGCGCCAGGCCCTGCGCCGGATTGATCATCACGACGATGTCGCGGCCGCCGTTGACGGCGGTAATCGCTCCGATCAGCGCCTTCAGGTCGGCGACCATCGCCAGGTTCGGTGCCAGCGCCGAGGGCGTCAGGCCGGAGACGCCGTTGCGCAGGCCAGCCGGGCGAATGGTGGTCGCCGGGTTGGTGTCGATCAGGATCGTGTCGACCGCCACCGCGGTGTCCTCGGCCATCGCCTGGCGGATGACCTGTTCGATCGCCGGCGTCGAGTGCTGGGCGAGCTCGCGGGTGAAGGTCGAGATGACGCCCATCTTCTTCGGCGTCAGGGTGACCGAGGTCAGGCCGGCACGGCGCACCGGAATCGGCGAGCCTTCGCCGACGAAGGCGCCGGCGATCGTTGGCGTCGCCGAGCGGGCCGGGATCTTGATGGCGCCGGCGCGGTCGAACGTGAAGCGCAGGCCGCGGACCGACAGCGGTTGGTAGAGCGACAGCGGCATCAACAGGTTGAGGAACTCGCCGATCGCCGTGGTGACAAGTTCGGCGGCCCAGGTCGGGAACACCGTGGTCGCAGGGTTGACCGCCGCGCGCACGATGATGCCGGTGATCTCGTCGGGATACCGCTCGGCCAGGATCTGGTCGTGCGGTTTGCGGGTGATGTGCGCCAGGAAGTTCACCACCGCGGTACGGATGATGTAGTCGGACGGCGCGATCTTCCTGGCCGGCGTCGCAAACGGCCGCGGCTGGTTG